CTTCCTTCTTGGAACCGCAAGTAATCTTGCTAAACAATTAGATTTGGATGGTAAAAAGATTGTAGAAGAAATGAAGAGTGGTAACTACGAAAACCTTCTTCAAGTATTTGACCGACACTTTGGTTCATTCGTAACCCTTTACCGATAATATGGAACTATCAGAACTTCAAGGTAAAATTGTTAAGGTGGTCGTACCTGTTAAAGGTAAGTCGTTCTCAATGAATTTGAAAGTATGTCGTGTTAAAGCACGTTCAGTTCTATTCATTGAAGTAATTAAGCCAGAACGAAAGAACATATTTCGTAAAGCATCTATGAAAATGTTAGATTCGTTTAATGAATCAACAATCACATTCAAAGATAGCACTTTGCTTGATAAATGGGAATCTTCTTGGGATTCTATTGGTCAACTCACACCATCATACTCTCGCCAAGTTTTTAGTAAGCACTCAAGGGGGTGGGCGCCAAGACTACCATCAACAACAAACTCATCTGCTGGGTTTCCAATGGTTTAATTTGGTGATATCAAAATAATTTCGTATATTTGTAGTGTGAAAATAGTAGACACGCAGGAAGAATTACAAAAACATCTCTCCCAACTCTCCGAGAAGGTCGTGGTGTTCCCTATTCTATCAAGTTTGGAGAAACACCCACGGCTTTCTCGTATATCATCCATTTTGATTTCCGATGGTGAATTGGATTTGTTTGTAAACTACCATAATATAGAAGCGTCTACAATTTCAGAAAAGATTGATTTTAAACCATTTAAAGAAGTATGTGTAATAGGTTTAAAAGAGTTCTTACACCACTATGACTACATAGATAATATGTTTGACCTTGAAATGGAGTTGTTCCATCAGTCGTCAAATTTTGAAGTAGATGAGAAACCAATCTATACGGTATTTCGTAGGAGAAAAGCTCCAAGAGCAAACGACCTTATCCCTATTTGGAAACACTACGAACAATTTCAAGATTGGAAAAACTTGTGGTCTCAAAATGCGACCTCAAGTAAGTTTTCACAACTATACCCCAAAGGTTACAATTGGATAGAAAAGAGTGGACTTTATACCCAAGAAGGTGTAGAATATACTCAATACAATATGTTGACTACAACATCACGACCATCCAATGCGTTTGGTGGTGTAAACTATGCGGCTCTTCCAAAGGATGGTGAGGTTCGTAGTAGGTTTATATCAAGGTTTATAGAGGGTAAGTTATACCAACTTGACTTTGATGGATATCACCTACGACTTATTGGTAAACTTATTGGTGTGGATATTCCATTGGATATAAAAGCACACCAATGGTTAGCTGACCAATATGGGGCAGATATCAAAGACGCAAAAGCTATTACCTTCCGACAATTATATGGTGGAGTACAAGATGAATACAAACATATTCCATTTTTCAGTAAAACTGCAGAGTATATTGAGGCTCTATGGCGTCAGTTTTTGGTAGATATGGTAGTTTATACACCAATATTCAAACGGAAGATAGTTTTTTCTGATGATTTAAACAAAAATAAACTATTTAACTATATTCTTCAGTCCGTTGAGACCGAAAGGAATATAATTATACTTGATAAATTGTCTAAACTAAAAACCCAGCACTCTTTACCAATACTTTACACATATGACTCAATTTTGTTTGATGTCCACAAAGATGATGTAAATTATATTAGTGAAGTAAAATTCATAATGGAAAATGATGGATTTCCTGTTGGTGTTGAAGTGGGTGACAACTATAAAGAAATGGTTACAACACATATTTGATATTTATACTTATGAAGAAACTCATTGAACGTATTTCCAAAAAATGGTGGAATGAAGTCGGATACGAACTTTACAACAATCCTTTAAGCGAAAGGTCTGTTGCAGGATTGTATTCAGTTCTATTAGAAGAGTTTGATGAGAAGAGAGCCAAAGAGTTAGTATTGGCTATTTTAGAGGGTGGAAGTCCAATCCCACCTAAAAAAGAAGAAGACCCTACTGAAAAGGAACTTGACCAATACGATATGTTAACTCAAGCCGAAAAAGATGAGTTAAAGAAAAAAGAAAAAGACCTTGATGAGGATAGTTGGGTAAAGAATAAAAAATCGGGTAATGTCTACACGGTTAAAAAACCAAATCCCGAAACTCACGTTACACCAAGTAAGGGTGAAATTGAAAAGGCCGAAAAAGAAAAGCAAGATAAGCCAGAAGGTGAAGTAAAACCATTCTCATCAGCTACCGCAAAATCGGAACAAGCTAAATTAGCTAAAATTGATGAACTATTGGCTGGTCAAGATGATAATACTTTACAAAGAGCTGAAGTTCTAAAACAAAATTGGGACCAATTTGTAAATGCAAAAACTCGTGAAGAACGAGTTCAAGCGGTTCGTGAATTAGCTGACAATAACTTGATTGAAGGTCACGCTGGTGGTAAGAAAATCTATCTATCACCAAACTCAGCCCTACCATACAAACACCTAACAGGTGCAAGTGGAACTTCGGTTAGTGAAGAAATGAACAAAATTATCCAAGAAGAGGGTATTGATGTTCCTATGAGGGGTGGTGCAAAAGACCGAGCGTTGGCTGATATGAGTGGTAAAC